ATACCACAAAAGCCACCGGCGGCGGTGGCTCTTGCAGGGATACATGGGACGTTCGCTTAGGCAGAACGCTTAGACAGCTACATGCTACCATACTTGTCAATCGGTGACCAGCACGCCGTCCTCGTCGAAGGTCTCGATGTCTTTGGGCACGGTCTTTCTGGCTTCCTTCAACGCCATCAGGTGGGCGAGTTCCTGTTCTGGTGTTAGGCCACGTTGGTAAGGTGAGTTGGCCAGTAGCGTGTCGTAACGCAGGTGGGAGGGGATAGCAGCCGTCATCCGCTCGGATTCCGTCAACGGCGTAGCATGTAGCCGGAAGTGCGTGAAGATCATCATCAGCATGTTGCCAACGTCATCGTCGACTTTCATGGGGCGCTCGTCGAGAAAGCCCTGGGCGGTGAGAGTCGCCGGACGCATGCGCCATTCCTGCAAGTGCTCGCGGGCCAACTTCAGCCCGCTGTCGTCGGTCGGACGGAGGCGCTGGTCCTCGTTCTCGACGATCAGGTACATGCGGCTGAGGCCGTTGACGCCTACGCGGAAGGGGTGCGGTTGGCTGTAGTCCGCGCGGAAGTAGTGCCTTAGCTGGGCCACACCGCCGTCTTTGCCGGGGTTGCATGGCTGGAAAGGCAGGCCGTAGACCATGCGGTAGATATCGCGGACGGCTTTTTGTTCGTGGGACATGTGCCAGAGGACAAATTGGTCCAGTTTGCCGAGTTCTTCGATAACGCGGTCCCGTGCTCGGTTGGCCAGGACATCAGCTGGGTCCGCCGTGCCGCGGTCCAGTAGTGCTAATTCTATATACCTCTGTGGGTCAGTCTGCACGTCGGCCAGCACGAAGTTGAGAATGGCCCTAGCCACCATTCCTGCCAACGTCGAGGCCGGGAAGGACTTGAAGTGGTAGAAGAAAGCGGTGCCCGGCAACGGAGCATTAGCCGCTGCCACACCAACCACACCTACGACATTCGCGTGGCCGGCTTCCGCGCCGGTCGAGCCCCAGTCATGGCCGATGTAACGTCGCCAGTGAGCAGGCAGGTCGCGGTTGTTGGGAGGCAGGCGGTAGAGGCCGTTGAACTCCTCCCAGGTGATAGGGTGGATGGTGTCGTCGTATTCTGGGACCACAGCCTCGGCTCTATCCTGGTCCACGTCATGCTGGCACTCGGCAAGGAAGGACTCCAGCCCGATGTTGTCGATCTCTTCCTGGGCGCGTTTGATGTCCCAGAGTGGCCAGGTTGGTGTGCCACCAACGATGATGTCGCGGGGAACGCCGTTGACGGTGCGCAACTCCACCCGTAGGTCGATAAAGGCCGGGATGGGCTTGGTGTTGACGCGAGCAGTAAGCACGCGCTGCTTGCCTGTCCATATCGCGTATAACACCGTATGGCGGTTGATTAGGTTCTGTGCCCAGAAGACCAACGTGTTGTGTTGGCGGGTAGGCAGCACCGCGCGGGTCAGTACACGCATGCGGTTTTCACTTATCACCGGGCTGGCCTCGCGGTCGTCAACGTCGTCGGGGATGATGAGAGTCGGACGGATGCTATCGACGTTAGCACCGGCAACACCTTCGTCAAGGCTGATGAAGTGGAAGACATAGCCAGCTTCCGTGTAGATAAAGTCTCGGGTCCAACCTTTGGATTGGCCGGCCAGACCTTCTCTTACCGTTTGCAGCTTGGGGTAGTATTCCAGGACCTTTGGCAGGCCCAATAGCGACTCGACGGATATCGCGTGGCCACGCACTTTGTTCTTGCTGCCGGAGACGTAGAGACAGTAGCCAGTGCCGTTAAGACACGCATCAGCCACCGCGATATACCTCGCTATTGTGCTCTTCATGTGGCCGCGGGACCAGATGGCGAAGTAGGCGTACTCGGTGATGTCCAACCCGGCCTTCTTCAGGACCGTGGAGTTCCAATGCCACTCGATGCCTTCTGCGTGGTGAGGTGCCAGAGCGTCGACGAAATCCTGGCCGAACATTTCGCCATACCAGGCACGCCAGCCGCGTGATTCCAACGCGCGGGCGCGATCCACCGCCTCCTCGGCCATTATCCGCGCGTATATACGCTCTCGGGTGGCCCGATCCAGCTTGTCGATGTTATCGAGGGTGAGAGGCTGCTTGCCGCCTTTTTTCTTCTTGCTCATGGGCGTCCCTCAAGTAGTTTATGGTGTGGGATCTAATGGCCGTATAGCCGACTTTCTCGAACGCCTCAGCGATGAGTTGGAGAGCCGACTGCCGATCGGGCGCGTGCTGTATGTCGTCGTAAAGGCTGGAAGCTAAACGGGAGAGGTAGACTACGTTGGTATCGTCACTCATATCCTCAACGCCCCTCCACCGACGTAACCCAATAGAAACTTGATCAGCACGATGGCTAGGATGACCAACAGCACCGCGAACACCCACTTCTGGGCTGGTGCAGGTATCAGGTTGGTGACGATCCAGTAGGCCACTGCGCAGACAATAGCGAATACCAAGAGTCCGATTAGCAGTGTTGTAATGTCCATGGTCTGTCCTCCTTAGATGACTTTTCCGGCAGGTAGAAGGCGTCTATACGGGTTCTCAAATTACCTACTTACCGTTGTTGGTTAGGAGTCGCTCCTCCTTGTCTTTTAACTAGCGGACGTTCCCGCCTGCCGGAAAACTTTACTGGACCGCGTCGGATACTTCACCGAGGTCCACCTTCTTGCCGGCCTTTCGGGCCAGGTATTTCCTGATAGCATCATTCAACTCGTCGTCGGGGATGTCGACCGCTTTCTTGCCGCCTGGACCATCACGGTATTCGGGCATGCGGCCCTTGATCAGGAACATGAGTAAGTTGTCGCTGAACTTGGTGACGGCGGCGGGGACGAGCACGGCCTCCGGGTGCTCCGGGCCGACAACTTCCCCTTCCTTGTTGACGTAGTGGCCCTGGATTTTGCCCTGGTAGACGATTGGCTCCTTGTAGCCAAGAGCGCGGCGGCGGGCTTCGACTACCAACTGCTCGTTGGTGATATCGATGATGTTTTGGACGGCGAGAGCGAACTCTTCATCCTCTTCCAGCTGGGTGTTGAACCAACGGCGCGAGACGTGGCATTCCTTAATGGCCTGTTCCTTGAAGCCGCCGTTCTCCAGCAGCACACGAATGAAGCGGGTCTTCTTGCGTCCGTTCACTTCTTCCGGCGTCATGCCTTTGGTGGTGTTGTCTTCCATGGCCCTAACAGTCTAACATACGTTCTCTAGCAATCTGTCAAGAAGGAGAACGATAGTCATGGCTAAAGGTAAGAAGGGCGGAGGAAAGCTAACCATGGGCAGGAAGGCCAGTCGTGGTCCAGCCAAGCAGGTAAATACCGGTGATGGTGGCATCAAGAACACCGTCGCTGGCAAGAAGGTAAAGAGGCAGAAGGGCAGCGTAAAAGCTGCGGCCAAGACGCCGGGAGCGATAAAGGGCGTTTAGGAAAACAGAGAATCCTCACTTCTCTCCCTCCGGTAGCCTTCCTTGTTGATATGGCCTTCCTGATGCCGATCCCAGGCCCATAGCTTGATGTAGCGCAGGCACTTCGGGCACTGGCCCGCGCAACAGGGCATGACGTGGACCACATCCATATCACCATGGCAATCACAGCCACACTCATCTAAACCCACAACACACATTACTCACCTCTCGCTTCTCTAATTCCCCTCACGCAACTATCACAGTGGTACTGGCGCTCGATCGACGGGCCGACAGGAGGCTCAGTCGGGTCAAAAGCCGCATGAAACCTCATACGGGTTGGATGAGCCACCACCACCTCTCGACACAGCGCACTCGCCCCGCATCGCTCGCACACCTTCCAGCGCTTGGGAACACCATCGCTGCCTTCTATTAGCGTGTCATCGATGTGCTCGTCCATGTCATTACGGTAGATGGAAGCGAAACTACAGGCACACCGAGCTGGAGAGACACGGTAGTGGTCCGGCCGCGCATCGCAGCCAAATGGCTGCATTTCGTCGGCTATTACCATGTCTGGAGACGGTCCTCTTGGTAGCTGCTGGCCATCGCCCCAATACGCCTGGTCCACTCTTCGTTGACCAGCCTCCGAAATCCTCTGAGCCACGCTGTCACGGTTGAATGGCGTCGGCACCACCCACACCGACTCGCCTGGGCCGACGTTATCGATACGGGCGCTATTCCGACGCAGCACTTCTCTGGCGTAGTCAATCTGTTCGGGAGTCAGTTGAGCACCGCTAAGATCCACCGACGGGCCGTTTATATCAGGAAAGGCGGGCCGGCCACGCGGCGGAAGGCTGTAAGCATTCTCATTTTCCTGTTGGATGGCCATACCAGTTGCCGTGGCAGCTGGAATGTGGCCAACTCCAGGCAGTCCGTAGCTGAAGTCGGCTGGTCGGTCCATTGAATCGAACATCTGACGGAACCTCTCGCGCAGGTAATCCGACGAGTGCTCTAGCTCTGGCCTCAGCAAATTCCACTGGTTCCACGGGTTCTCCTCGACCTGCCGCTCGGTCACCGGAAACGCGCCGGCGTACGCTGCCGGGTTGGCAATGATATCGGTGATTAGTTCAGTTATCGTCTGCATGGTCC